TGAAGTAAACGTTGAAAACTTTACTCGTGAGTTTGTTCAAGGCCGTTATCCAAGACTTTTTAATCTGACAGGTTCTGAAATCACATGGACAATGACAGATTTCCAAGAAGCAAATACACTTTTGTATGCTACCGGATCATTTGTCAAAAGAAATCTGACTGTTCTTCCGTGTGACAACGGAAAAACACGGCCAGATTACAGCATCTTAACAAGTGGAACTTTTGTTTATCAACCTAATGAGTCTTCAAACTACTCAAAAGCTGTTAATGATCTTGGAAATTTTGACCTGTCGCTTGTTAGCTTATTAAATCTTCTTCCTACTTCGTCGCTGTATCCTGGGCTTATCTCATCGGACGCAGGACTTCCTTCATCAATCTCAAGTCAAATTGAAGGAGCAAGCCCTGATAACCTAAACGGATCAACACCATCAGGTGATGTGCTAACAATATTTCAGCGCCAGCGCGACAACTCTTCAAATTCTGTTGTGTTCTTTGACACAAGCAATCTTTTCTATGGTGGAAAGATACATCCAACAAGTTTAGAGATCATTGACAGCGCAATGACAGGGTCAGCAGGACAAGTAAAAATAACGCTGCATGACAACGGGGCTGGTGGCATTTATCGTGCCGACTCTTTGACTCCTCATGCAAAGTGGGCTGGTGTTGGAACGGTGCTATACGAAGAAGGTCTTGCTGTCATAAAATCTCCGTTGATCTTTCTTTTTGGAAAAGATCAATTTGAGATCTCAATGCGCGGAGAGAGACCAGTTCATGTAATGGAAATCTCTGTTCCGTGTCCGTCTGGGCAAATAAATTCAAGCTCAAATCCAACATTTATGGCGCTTACAGCAAGCGACGACCCAAATGAAAGATCTATTGGACCTGTAATCATTACAGGAATAAATTTGCACGATGATAATCTAAACGTTGTTGCACGCGCAACGCTGGCACAGCCAATTATCAAGAGAAGCGAAGACAGATACCTGTTTAGAATAAAGATGGATTGGTAACAAAATGATTCTTGGACTTGACGTTTCTACTAGCTCAACCGGATGGGCTGTTTTAAATAACGACGGGACATTAGTAGAAATGGGTTGCTTTCCACTTACAAAGCTTGAAGGATTTTTTGAAAAAGCCGCAGCTGTTAATACAGGCCTTGTAGAATTAAAAAAGAAATACCCAGAAATTTATAAAATGTCTATTGAAGAACCTCTACAAGGCTTTCGTAGAGGGCTTAGCTCAGCAAAAACACTTTTAACTCTTGCCAGATTTAATGGAATAATTGGATGGCAAGCATATGTTATTTTTGGTTTTGAACCTGTTTTCATTAGCTGCACAGCCGCAAGAAAAGACTTAAACATTACAATTGCAAAAACTCGTGACACAAAAGATCAAATAATGGAGTGGGTCGAACGTGTCACAGGCGTCACTCTTCAGCGTCGTGTTGCAAAAGTTGGAAAAAAGAAAGGACAGACACTTTTTGCAGCTGGCGTTAATGATGCTGCAGATGCTTATGTAATGGCACGCGCGGTTCATCTGCAAAAACCATAGCTACCCGCTTATAGTTAGCTGTGATAGACACAAAAGAAAGAGTAGAAATACTAACACGCGTATTCGGTCCTTGTCAAATTGATAGGCGCGGAATTAACGCTGCATTTAGATGTCCAGATTGTGGAAAATCTAAAAAGCAAAAGTTTGTTGTTAAGTTAGACACTGGACAATATCACTGTTGGGTCTGCGATGCCCGTGGTGCCTCAGTGGCTAAAGTGCTGAGGAGATTATCATCTGAGGCAGCTACAAGGTGGGAGAGTGTCACTGGATCATACCAGCGACAGTTTAGAGATGAGGTTGTAGAGGCGCCTGCTGTTGAGCTTCCAAATGGGTTTAAACTTTTAGCAGAATCACTTGACTCTAATGATCCTGATGCTCGCGCTTGCATAGAATATACAAGAGATCGAGGTCTTGGTCTTCGCGATTTGTGGTATTTTAGATTAGGATATGCAAGACGCGGTCATCTTTCAAGAAGAGTAATTATGCCATCATTTGATGCTGACGGAAAATTAAACTACTGGACAGCTCGCAGCATTGACAAAGTAAAATTTGGAAAATACGTGAATCCATCAATACCAAGAGGCGAGTTTATTTTTAATGAGCTTAATCTTGACTGGCGACAAGAGCTTACACTTGTTGAAGGACCTTTTGACCTTGTCAAGTGTGATATTAATACAACAGCAATTCTTGGATCAAACATTTCAAGAAAATCAGCTCTTTTTCAAGGAATTGCAAGAAACAAAACGCCTGTTATTCTTGCTTTAGACAGTGACATGCCAGAAAAACAGCACAAATGGGCAAAAGCACTTTCTGAGTTTGACGTTGAGGTAAAAATATTAGATGTTGGCAAGTTTAAAGACGTTGGAGAAATGACAAAAGCACAATTTTTAGAAGCAAAGAAAAAAGCAAGACACTGGGACAAATTTCAGGGTATTATTAACCTTTCAAGAATAACAAGAAGCGGGAGCATCCTTTGATTAAAGTAGTTCATTTATCAGACATTCACTGGCGAGGCATGCAACGTCATGACGAATATACTGAGGCGTTCAATGATTTCTTTAAGAAATTAGAGGATTTATGTCCTAATCTTATTGTTGTTGGCGGCGATATTGTTCATTCAAAGACGCAAGGCATCACACCAGAAGTTATTGAAAGACTTGGTTGGTGGTTTCAAAAGCTTGCAAATTGGCCAACCGTTGTTATTCTTGGAAATCATGACGGTCTTATTCATAACAAATCACGTCTTGACGCAATTTCGCCAATTTTGTCAGCGTTAAATCATCGCAACATTCATTTCTTGAAAGATTCAGGAAACTACGTTGTTGAAGGTATTAACTTTGCCAACTTCTCGTGCTTTGATGAGGAGAATTGGCATAAGTGTAAGCCTAATCCTGAGCTGATCAATATTGCACTCTATCATGGTGCAGTAGGTGGATCGCTACTTGACACAGGCATGCCAGTTGAAGGCGAAGTGACTGTTGATATGTTCAGGCCCTATGACTTCTCAATGCTTGGTGATATTCATCGTCAGCAGTTTCTTGACAATGACACACGCATTGCATATCCAGGAAGCACAATACAACAAAACTACGGAGAAGATACTGAAAAGGGATTCTTGTTTTGGCGTATTAAGAATAAGGACGAATATCGCGTTAATTTTATCAAAATCAAAAATCCGCGCCCATTTCATTCTGTTGAATGGACTGGAGACATTGGAGAAACAGTTTCTGAGTGTATGAAATTAGAGCGTGGCTCAAGATTTAGAATTATCACAAATGAAAATGTTTCTGTGGCAACGTCTAGACAACTTGCTGGCGAACTCAAGCAAAAAATGTCTGCTGCCGAGGTTGTTTGGAAGTTTATGGGAGAAAAAGGAAAAGAGGAGATGCGAGTTGGCACAACTTCTATCTCAAGAGAAAATCTTAACGACCCTAGCACAATCAAAGATTTATTTAAGAAATATGCAGAAGCAAAAGGATTAAATGAATCTTTAACTTCTGAGCTTGACACAACAGTTTCAAGATTAATTGACGCTTTACCACCTGATGAGCGTCTTGGAGACGTAAAGTGGTCTATTAAGCGTCTTAAATGGGATAACACTTACTCATACGGCAAAAATAATGAGATAGATTTTGATAAGTTAAGCGGAATCACTGGAATTTTTGGAAAGAACGCGCAAGGAAAGTCTTCCATCCCTGGAACGATCATGTATTCTTTGTTTAACACAACAGACAGGGGGCCAATAAAAAATCTTCATATTATCAATGCTCGAAAAGATTATTGTCTTGCCAGCGTTGAATTTCAAGCCGGCGATTCAATTTACAAAGCTGAACGGCAGTCCGCCAAGCAGCAAACAAAATCAGGCGTAGTCCATGCAGTTACTCATCTTAACTTGTTTAAGGTTGATTCGTCAGGAGCAGCCTTAGAAGACATTTCTGGTGAACAAAGAAAGGACTCTGACAAAGTTTTGCGAAGCATGATTGGAACTGCTGATGATTTTTTGCTAACATCATTTGCAGCACAAGGCGAAATGAATGCATTCTTAAAAGAGCGGGCAACTGCAAGAAAGAATATTCTTTCAAAGTTTTTAAATTTGCAAGTATTTGATTCGCTCAACGCTCTTGCAAAAGAAAGCTCATCATCAATAAAGTCAGAGCTTCGTAGAACGCCAGCCTTAGACTTAAAAGCGTCAATTGAGACAAAAGCATCTGAGGAAACTAAACTTCAAGATGATATTATTGTTCTTGAAGAAAGAAAGGTGTCAATTGACAAGCACATCAAAAAGATTCGTGCCATTCTTGAGCGAGAGAGCCCAGGATCGTCGCATACGCTTGATGATGTCAAACATCACGAAGACGAAATCAACAAGATTACTAAAAAAATCAATCAAAACAAGTTAGATCTTGAGAATATCATTGCAGAGCAAGAAGAACTAAAGAGAAAGATTGATAAGGCAGAAACTATGTTAGAATCTGCTGACATAGCAACACTTAAAAAAGACATTGAGCGTGCAGAGAAGCTTTCTGGTAAGATACTTGAAATTGAAGAAAAGTCAAGAAAAGAGTCAGCAGTTGTGCAAACATTAGAGAAGTCTGTTAAGAAACTTAGCGAAGTTCCTTGTGGCGATGCATTTTTAACTTGCAAATATATCAAAGACTCGCATAAAGACAGCGAAATTCTGCCGCAAAAGCAAAAAGTGTTCCAAGAGATTACTACAAATCTTGAAGAACTACGCAAAATGTTTGATGCTGACAGTTTAAAATCTTCAAAAGAAAAGCTTGAACGCTTTTCAAGCATTCAGCTAAAGTTGCCAGGCGCAAAAAACACATACTCTGCAAATGAAACACGCGTTGCGAGCTTGCAGTCTTTGCAAGACACACTTTTGAATGATCTTTTACGTGAAAATAAAGAACTTCAAGAGCTTCGCGCTGCAAACTCACTCACTGTTCTTGAAGACGTCAAGAAAATGCAAGATGAAATTGAAGATGAAGAGAAAAAGTCATTTGAGACATCTAAAAAAATATTGCAAATAAGTCAAAGAATTGGCGCAATTGGAAGCGAGGTTTCACGACTTAAGCTTGACATTGCTAGAATAGAAAAGCTACAGTCAGAATGGAAGGTTTATGAAACAATAATTGGCGCAACTGGAAAAGATGGGATTCCTTTGCAGATTATTGCATCTCAGCTTCCAAGAATCAACTCTGAAATTGTAAAAGTGTTGCAAGGCGTTGCAAATTTTAATATTGAGCTTGTTGCAGACGAAGAAAGCGGAGATCTTGAGATCTTTATTGACTACGGAGATTCACGCCGTCCAATTGAGCTTGGTTCTGGAATGGAAAAAATGATTTCATCGCTTGCAATTAGAACTGCGCTTATTGAAGTTTCTGCAATTCCAAAACCTGATATCTTTATTATTGATGAAGGGTTTGGGGCACTTGATGATACTAACCTTGAAGCTTGCGCAAGGCTTTTAATTTCATTAAAAAGAAATTTTAAAAACATTCTTGTTATATCTCATGTTGACAGCATCAAAGATATTGTTGATAATATTATAGAAGTTTCACATGACGGTGTAGACGCACAAGCGAGGAACGTTTGATAAGCAGCGTTGAAGAAAAAAGAGGATATAGAATAGTTCAGCGAGGCGACATAAAAAAGACGTCATCTCCAATAGAGTGTCCTCTTTGCTTGTGCGTGGCAATTGACGAGATTGATGTTATTTCAATATTGCGATCAAGCTGCTGCTTTGATTGTGAAAACGAAGTTGTAGATCCGCATCGAGAAGAGTGGTTTGCAGGATGGAAACCAACAAAAAAAGAACTTTTAGCGATTAGAAGCAGAAGACTTGCATCAGCTCACTCGCGAAAGCATATTTAACAATGGAGATATAAGATATGCACTTATCTACTAAAGAAGTAAATGCGCTTGGACAGATTACACAAAGAGGGTGGGGCGTTCCATCAACACCTAACTCTATTATTTGTTCATTGCACGACGATAGAATCACAATGAAATACATGACAGTTGTTCATTTTGCAGCAGAGCAAGCTCTTAGAAATCAAGTTGACAGAATAAACGAAGAATCAATACAGCTACTGACAAAATACGTTTCTAACGTTAAGAAACAATTTAAAGAAGCAACTGGAAACTCAATAAATCTAAAAGAAATTGCTAACAATGACTCGTTAGAAATGATTGCTGCTACAAATCTGTCACCTCGTCGTATTGCGTATTACAGAAGACAGGTCACACTGCAGATAATCTGATGGCTGTGCTTTCAAAAGACAAGCAAGTTGCAGAAATTGTTCGTTGCGGAAAAAGCTCGACGTATTTTATTAACAAATACGTCAAGATACAGCATCCAACAAGAGGGCTTATCATGTTTGATACTTTTAAGTTTCAAGATGATTGCCTTGACGAATTTGAAGAACACAGATTTAACGTTATTCTTAAATCAAGACAGCTTGGAATTTCAACGCTTGCAGCTGCATACGCGCTGTGGTTGTCTTTATTCTACAAAGATAAAGCAATCCTTATTATTGCAACAAAACTTGCTGTTGCTCAAAACTTTATTAAAAAAGTAAAAGTTATGTTGCAAAATCTGCCGTCATGGTTGATTATGCCGCAAATAAGATCTGACACAAAACAAACAGTTGAATTTAGCAATGGCTCATCAATTAAGGCAATTCCAACGTCTGACGACGCAGGTCGTTCAGAAGCACTAACACTTTTGATTGTTGACGAAGCTGCATTTATTGGAAACTTTGATGAGCTTTGGACAGGCTTGTATCCTACTCTTTCAACAGGTGGTAGAGCAATTGTTCTTTCAACACCAAACGGTGTCGGTGGACAGTATCATAAGCTTTATGTTGAAGGTGAATCTGGCTCAAACGAATTTAATGCCATAAAGCTTCCATGGGATGTCCACCCAGAAAGAGATCAGACTTGGTTTGACAACGAGTCAAGGAATATGTCAAGAAAGCAGATAGCTCAAGAGCTTCTTTGCGATTTTGCTGCATCAGGCGATACGTTTCTTGGACCGGCTGAACTAGAATACGTAATGTCTACAACTAAAACACCAGTTGAAAAATGGGGAACAGATTCTGGCGTTTGGGTCTGGAAATATGCTTTGACAGATCATAGATACGTCATAGCTGCTGATGTTTCCAGGGGCGACAGCGCAGATTTTTCTACATGTCATGTTATAGATGTCAGCGACGGCGAACAAGTATGTGAATTTAGAGGTAAGATACCACCTGACCAGTTTGCAGTCTTATTAAATGAGATTGGCGGACGTTATAACAAAGCTCTGCTTTGCCCAGAAAATAACAGTTATGGGTATGCAGTTTGTATGAAACTAAAAGAAATTGGATATCCAAATCTTTATTACAAAGATAAGCGGTATCAGATTATTGGTGCTGCTGCAGGTTCAGAAGAAGTTGCAAATATTGGATTCACAACAGGACCTTCAAATAGAACAAAGATCTTAACAAAACTTGAAGAAATTATAAGAAATAAGCACATTAAAATAAGATCAACACGCTTATATGATGAGCTAAAGACGTTTACTTGGGTCGGGCAAACTGCAAAAGCAATGAAAGGATATCATGATGATCTTGTCATGGCAATTGCAATTACCGTGTGGCTGTTTGACAACAGCACTGACAACTCAAAATATGATAAAGAAATGGCCAACGCAATGTTAGCTGCGTTTGCAATTAACAAAATACCAGAGATCGATGAAATCAGCACTCCTCATGCAAGAAATCCATTTTCTCCAATCATGGTAGATGGTGTGCAAGGGACAAATACTAACATAGCAAAAAATTACGCAAGATTTGGCTGGTTAAACTAAGACAGATTTAAGTTTGTTTAAAAGTAGGTAATATAGATCAAGATGTCAGAAAAAAGTAACAGAAATCTATTTCAGCGTTTAACGCAACTCTTTAGGTCTGGACCAGTTATTCGTCGAAAGGTGAAAAACTATTCTGAGCCTACAGCTTCATCAGCTTACGAGATGTTCCGGAAGAATCAATCCGATATCTACTCCAGCACTATCTCTGCATATGGCGCATTTGATAGAATGTCAAGATACAGCGATTTTTCAGAAATGGAAGCCACACCAGAAATTGCTTCAGCTCTTGACATTTATGCTGAAGAAACTGTCTCTCAAGACGAGAAAGGCCAAGTTCTTCATATTCACTCTGACAATCGCAGAATCAGAGAGCTTCTTGAAACACTTTTTAATGATACGCTAAATATTGAATTTAATCTTTCAATGTGGGTCAGAAACCTTTGCAAATATGGTGACTTCTTACTTTTTAATGATGTTCATCCTGGATTTGGAATTATCAATGCTTATCCCATTCCTATCTCAGAGATGGAGCGTGAAGAGGGCTATGATCCAAAAGATCCTATGGCTGTTCGCTTTCGCTGGATTACTCGTGGAAATCAAGTCCTTGAAAATTGGCAAGTATCACACTTTCGACTTCTCGGCAATGACGCATTCTTGCCTTATGGATCATCTGTATTAGAATCAGCACGTCGTATTTGGCGTCAAATGATCCTGATGGAAGACGCAATGCTTGTTTATCGCATTGTTCGTGCCCCTGAACGCCGTGTTTTTTACATTGACATTGGTAATGTTCCACCAGAAGAAGTTGCAAACTTTATGGAACAAGCACAAACAAGCTTAAAGAGAAACCGGCTTGTTGATAAAGCAAGCGGGAAGATGGACTTACGTTATAATCCTCTTGCAGTGGATGAAGACTATTTCATCCCAGTTCGTGGTGGCGAATCAGGAACAAAGATTGACTCTTTGGCGGGCGGCGTAAACGCTGCAGCAATTGAAGACGTTCAATACATCCAGAAGAAGCTGTTTGCAGCGTTAAAGATTCCAAAAGCATATCTTGGATATGACGAAGATATTGGCGCAAAGTCCACCCTTGCGCAAGAAGACATCAGGTTTTCAAGGACAATCACACGAATTCAAAAAGTTGTAATCTCTGAGTTAAATAAGATGGCAATGATTCATCTGTATTCGCACGGTTACGAAGGCGAAGACCTGCTTGATTTTACTTTGCGACTTTCAAATCCTTCAACAATTGCTCAACAGCAAAAGCTTGAGCTTATCTCGTCCAGATTTGAAATTGCTGCAAAAGCACCAGAAGGTATTGTTGATCGCGCATGGGTTCGTAAGAATATTATGGGTCTTTCTGAAGAAGAAGTTGATAATGTAAAAGAAGGTCGTAAAAAGGACAAACAAGAAGATGCTGAGCTTGAAGCTGTTCCTGGTCCTGCGGCCGCAGGCGGCGCACCTCCTGGAGGCGCAGAAGCACTTACAGCTGGATACGAAAGAGCTGGTGACATTGTCTCTTCTGGAGTTGAGAAGCCACCGATCCTTTCAATCGAAAATGAAGACTTGCCGCTTAAAGCAGAAAAAGCAATTAGAAATGCTTTTGGCAAAAACATCACTCCTACACGAGACAGAAGCACTGCAGCATCGTTAGACATGCCAGACTTCAACAAAATGACAAGCGTTGGTTCAAACGCTAGAGATCAAGATACATCAAATATGCCTTTTGGTGAAGATGAACTTTTCTCTTTTGCTACAGAATCAAAAAATAAAAAGAGTCTTGTTGAAGAGCTTTATGGCGAATCACCTTTTCCGCGTCCAAAGATGACTGCCCGCTTTGATTCTGCATTAAAAAGTGCAAGTAATAGAATACGCGCAATAGATAACAATGTATTACTTGAATCGTTTAATATATTGAACAAGACGGAAGACACAAATGAGTAACCCGCATAACAAAAAAAGAAACGTTGGAATCATTTATGAACAACTCCTGCAGCGCGCTGCAGCAGCGCTTGTAGATAACGACACACGCAAAGTTGAAATTTGCACGTCAATCATTAAGAAGTATTACAAGCCAGGAACAGAAATCTTTAAAGAGTTTAGACTTTTTCAAGCGCTTTTAAATACAACAGTAAAATCAGAAGCGTTAAGCTTGCGGATTATTCAGGAAGCTAAGCGCGGCGTTCACATGTTTTCTCAACATCAAATTGATATAGAAAAATCTTCAATGATTCGCGATATCAACAAAAACCTAAATGAACCAGATTTTTTTAATTTGCCAATAAAAGAATATCGGTTATATGCCACACTTCAAACATTAATGAACGACTGGCAAAAAGAAGACGAAACGTCTCTTTCACGTATTGTAGAATATGAACAAAAGCTATTAAACTGGCTTGGTTCTGACAAAGACGCCTCTCCAACATTAGACGAGCTTACAACAAAAGACGTTTCTTCGTTATCTGTGAAAATTATGAATGAAAAATTTGAAAAGAAATGGGGCGATAAACTCAATGACCTGCAGCGCGCATTAGTCAAAGACTACATTCACGGCAGAGTAGATAATCAAATGTTAGAAACGATTAAAAATCGTGCAGTTCGTGGTCTTGGAAAGCTAAAAGAGTCAGCTGATAATCCAGTTATTCTAGAAAAACTGGACGAAGTCATTAATAGAACAAAACGTATCAATGCGCAATCTCTTGATGACGCAGGAATTGTTAAGTTTATGCATCTAACACAACTTTATCAAGAATTGGAGTCAAAAGATGAGTGAAAAAATAATGACATTACTCACAGAGTGGTCTCCATTTGCATATGACACAAAGTCAATAAAAGAAAGCCGTGAACAAAACGGTGGAAAATTGATGATGAAAGGAATTTTGCAAAAAGCAGAAACGTTAAATCAAAATGGTCGTTTATATCCAAAGGACATTCTTGAACGAGAGGTAAGAAACTACCAAAAGTTTATTCGTGAAAATAGGGCGCTCGGTGAATGTGATCATCCTGACAGCTCAGTTGTTGAGCTTAAGAAAGTAAGTCATATTGTTAAAGAAGCGTATATGGAAGGTAACACATGCTTTGGTGTTGTTGAGATTCTTGACACTCCTTGTGGAAAAATCTTACAAAGTTTAATTGAGGCAGGAGTGACTCTTGGAATCTCATCTCGCGGTGTAGGTTCAGTAAAGAAATCAGGAGATCATCAAGTTGTTCAAGACGATTTTCAATTAATTTGTTGGGACTTTGTATCAGAACCCAGCACTCCCGGTGCATTTATGATGCGTGAAGGTGTCCAAGTAAGATCTTCTGATCTTACAAGAACATTTAACAAGAGCGATAGAATTGACAGAATCTTTAATGATATTTTAACCTGGAAGAGCTAACAAATGGCGTCAATGACAAGAAGCGAATTAAAAGAGATTGTAAAAGAATGTATTATGGAAGTGCTGCTAGAAGGTTTAGATTCAAGCACAAGATCTGCACCAGCTAGACAAACAGAACAAGTCAGACGTGACGTTGTGCCAGTAAAAAGAGGCGCAAATACAACTTTTGCAGCAGGCGCAAATAAAGTTGCAAGTCAAGCTCAAGGTAGAAGACTAGATGTTCTGCCTTCTGTGGCAGCGCTTGCATCAGAATTTCATGGTGAGCAGCGCAACGTTATGCAGCAAATTTTTGAAGACACCGCAAGAAACACGCTTCCATCACAATTAAACGCAGACAGATCACCAGGTGCAGCTTTTGCAGAAAGAGCAGACGCAATGTCACCAACATCTGACGTTGATCCAATGTCGCTTTTTGATGGAGCATCAAACTGGGCAGAACTTGCGTTTGCTTCTAAAAATAATTGATTTAATTTAATTAGAAGAGATATTTACAAATAGAAACCCATTTGGAGTAATAATGTCTAATACAATCAATCTTACGCCTGCTCTTCTTCGTAGAATCATCAATGAAGAGAGACAGATAATTCAGGAAAAACGTGCTCGTGCAAAAAGAAAGGCAAATTCAGGTGGAAAGCGCCCGTCAGGCGTTCCTGGCGACATAAATAAAGTTGCAAAGGGAACACGTGAAGTTCCAGCAAATGATCTTGCAAATACTGTTCCTGCCGCTGTTGCTCACTATAAGAAGTTAAAGGAAGCTGCAGCGCGTCTTGCCCAGCAACTCTCAGAGATTAACGAAGCAAGCCAAGAACTTCGCACGCAGATCCTCGAACAACTTTAATCAGCATAGTTAAGAGTAGGAGAGAATAAAATGCCTGGAAAATATCCAACAATTGAAGTGTTGTCTACTACAAGAAAAGCTATTGAGGTTGGTGCACAACCTGATGGAGTTGGCTTGTCTTTACCTAACACTTCTCTTTCAAACTCTGAAACAGCATCATTAAAATTGATGTTTTCTAAGTCACCAATTTATAAGATTACTGCTGCAGAATATCGTACAACTGCGCAAGGGTTATTATTAGGAGGGGCAACAGGCACGAAGCAATTAGGTGATCCTAATCAGTTCCCAGACGGTGTTGATCTTAACTACACTGATTCACCAGATCTTACAAACGGAATTGACGGGTTTGATTCGCCTTACTATCCAAATCTTATTGTTGGAGCTGATCCGGCTGGTAGCGAAGGGACACCTGGCGCAACACCAGTTCCGATAAATGATAACTTTGGCTCTGGTCTTCGTGTCACAGAAGTAATTCCTTCTGCAACATCTGCAGCACTTTCAACAACTTCAATAGATGTGTTAGGCCCAGTCGGTATTGGCGGAAGAAGTGCTGCGCATGACTTGAATCCAGGCGCAACAAATGACAGCATCATAACAGAGCCCTAAGATAAAATGTCTCGTTCGTCTCGTCAAAAATTTTTAGAGGCGAATAATCCAAACTATGACTCCCGCACCGGCCTTGGGTATGGCACGGACGGGGGTCGTTTTGCTCCTTGGAAAAATGCAACAACGTTTCCATATGCAGAACCACCTTTAAATGATATTGATGATGAAGAAGAATACGATGATAAAGATGATGTTGAATTGCAGAATGCAATAGCAAATAAATCAGGAAGCGGACATTTTCCTTGGGATCAATGGCTTCGTGGTGTTGATAGATTCTCATTTGCAGGTGCAGCGACAAACATTGGAAAAATGCAAGAGCAAACAACTGGCAGAAGCCTGTCTCCAATACCAAATCTTTATAAAAATAAAGAAGGCGTTCTTGGCGTAGGCGCTGATGGTCCATCAATTAGACCTGCACCTGCCCGTATTTCTTTTGCAGGGTCAAAAGCAGGATATTCTAGCGCGCTTCCGCTGCGCGATTTAGGTGGTTCAGAGCCTGCTTACACACTCGAAGAAATACCTGCTGGTGACGATTTAACGATGACAAGACTAAGAAGATTAATAAGAGCAATTCATTTGCAACAAAGTGATGCAAATGACTAAGAGCGACATAGTTATTTGAGCGTAGGAATAATATAAGATGACGAACATGTACGATGAAGCAATTGCAGACGCAAGATCTTTAAAAGAGATGGCTGAGCGAAATGCAAGAAATAAGATCATCGAATCTATCACGCCCCGCATTCGTAGACTTGTAGAGCGCCAGATTCTTTCAGAACAAGAAGATGAGGAAATACCAAATCTTGATCTTGACACACCACCAGATAACGTTGAACCAGAAGAGCCAGATCCATTTGCAATGCCAGCCATGAATGCAATGCCGCCTGCAATGCCTGGACAAACACCTGGTGCAGTAAGCCCAGATAACGGCGAAGAAGTTACGCATACTGTAACAACAAAAACAGCATCTGGCACTGAAGTCAAAATCAATGTTCGTGTTGATAAACACGGAGAAGCATCTGCAACAACAGAGACTGGAAGCGTAGATGACGGCGACGATGAAGAAGTCACGCTTAATAAAGAAGGCATAAACGCACTTTCTAATATGATATTCGGCGAAAGAAAGCATGACCGCCCGTCTTTAGGTCAAATTAAAAGACAGCTTGAATCATTAAAAAGACTGTCTGCAACTATTCCGCTGACTGAAAGCAAAAATTTTAAGGCAGCATATTCAATTTTAGTGAAAAATACCCATCAATTTCACGATCATGTCATATCTAATGGTGGATCTCCTGAAACCAGGAGAAAATTTAACAGCATTGTAAAGGAGATTTCAGAAATGTCAACTAGTGCAAGATTTCGTCGTTTAGTAGAAGAGATGGACGGAAAGTCAAGACTTCGTCGTGAGGCAAAGCTTGTTTTTGAACCCGCTGATCTTGAAGGTCTTGATGACGAAGACTTCAAAGAGAAGTTAAAGGGTATGTCATTTGGCGTCGAGTTTGGTCTTGACGATGCGGCAGCCGGCGGCGAGATGCCTGTTGATGTTTCAGGAACTGGCGCAGGCGCTGGCGTTGACGCTGCTGCTGCACCTCCTCCTGCTCCATCAGAAGGCTATGACATGGACGAAGACTATGAAATGGACGAAGACGACATGAACGAGCAAGGCTACGTTTCAGACGAATATGACGACGACGGCAATGATTTTAATCGCCCAGACAGATATGACGACGATGATAGAACAAGCGATGATGACGACGACAACGACGACGACTACACACAAGACGACGACGACTTTGACGATCGTATGGACGAAGAAGATGAGTATGAGTCCAACGAATCAGTCTTCCATGTTGACGAATCAATGCTTCGTCGTGAGCTTACCCGTCTCCGTGAAGCAAAGGGCAAGCGTTCAAAGGGCGGCGGCATAAAGAATGCTATGCCCGGATCATTTGGTGGTGGTAAAGTTGAGGGTCTTCCCTCAGATCTAAACCAGCTCGGCGAGAACGAGAGAGCCACAAAGAAAGTTGCAGTAAAGGCGCTTAAAGTTGCACAAGAGGCAACAAACGCAGCTCAAAATGAACGTAAAGCAAGAGTCAAGGAGGCCCGTGATAATCAGGTTCTCAAGTCTAAGCTTTCAGAGTCAGAAAGCTCAAACAGCGCATTACGTGAGCAACTAGAGGAGGTCAATCTTTTCAACGCTAAGCTTCTATATGTGAATAAGCTTATGCAAAATCGTGACCTCTCGGCTCGTCAGCAACGTGCAATCGTCGAATCGCTCGACGCAGCAAAGACAGTGAGAGAGGCAAAGCTTCTTTACACAAGCCTGACAGAGTCACTTAAGTCAAAGTCAGGTTCAACTATGAATGAGAATCGCGTATTCGGTTCATCTTCCAGATCAACGAGGTCAGGCAGCGCAAGCACCTTGAACGAATCCGTTGAGGCAGATCGCTGGGCAATTCTCGCAGGTATTAACAAGAAGAGCGAGTAAAAGTTTACTCTCTCGTTATCAAATTTTAACAAACATTCCATATTGGAGATAAAACATGTCAAAGACTTTTACCCTTGACCAGCTTGCCGAAGGCATTCGTGGTCGTGATATCGGCGCTGAGAACAGCCGCCTTGTTGAGAAGTGGAGCCGCACCGGACTCCTCCGTGGTCTTGCCGGTGTCAACCGCGAGAACATGTCACGCTTGCTTGAGAACCAGACTGCGAATCTTCTTCGTGAGTCTAACTCAATGTCATCAGGTGGCGGCAGCGGTGTTGGCAGCGGCGACATACGCGGCTTCTCAAACATCGCATTCCCCATTGTCCGCCGTGTTTTCGGTGGCCTGGTTGCCAATGAGCTGGTGTCCATCCAGCCCATGAGCTTGCCTTCCGGACTTCTGTTTTACTTGGACTACACCTACGGCAGCAACCGTGGTGGCGCATCTGACATCGACGGCTCAGGTAACTCCTCCACAAAGGCGACCTACTCTGTCGGTCAGTCAATCTACACCAGCCCAGCTGGCAAAGGCATCCAAAGCGGATCTCTTGCAACCGGTGGTATGTACGATCTTGCTGGCTCTGGCTACAGCCGTGTGCATGCGCAAACGGTCGTCACCAACGCTGCTATCGTTGCGTCAGGCGGTTTTGGTGGTTCCGGCACCTTTGTTGGAAGCAAGTACTTGTTTGCCTCCGGTACCGACGGTCGTCTTTCTGGCTTTGATCCTGCCATAGGATCAATCATCGAGAGTTCCGCGGTTCCTGGCGGCGGTGCAGCCGGCTTCAAGTTTCTGGTTCTTGCAACCTCACAGCTGTCAAGCTCGTTGGATCAGACCCTCACAAAGGACATTGCTCTCTTCACAACCGGAACAAGCCAGGATATCGGCCTCTTCTCACTAGGAGAGGGATTCCAGGGTGGAAATGGAGTTCTTAACCTCCGTCGTCTCAACCAGCTTGGAACTTGGGATGGTTCCAGTTTTACGCCTACGCCACTCAGCGGAACTCACGTTCTCATGGTTGTGTCGGCTTCGAACATCCTCCCGAACGTCACCGTTTCGAGCTACACCAACGCATTCCGTGTCAGTTACCCCTTGAGCTCAGCTCTGGATGTTGAGAGCTCGTCAGGTTCAACGGTCACAATCCCAGTGTTTGAGTCTAACTTCGGTTCAAGCCCCTCACCGGTCATCCCCGAGATTGACATCAAGATCGAGTCGATCGCCGTCACCGCAACGACCCGCAAGCTTCGCGCTCGCTGGTCACCGGAGCTCGCCCAGG